GTATCCAAAATCTTTTGAAGCTGTTATTGAAGGCGGTAGCGATGAAGATATTGCAAACAAGATTTGGCAAACTAAGCCAGCGGGTATTCAAACTTTTGGAAACACAAGTTACACAATCATTGACTCTCAAGGAGATAATCAAGTAATAAATTTCAGCAGGCCAACACCAATTTACATTTGGATAACAGTGGATTTAACACTTAATACGGAAGAAACTTTTCCCACAAACGGAACAACCTTAGTTGAGCAAGCAATTGTAGATTATGGAAACACCTTAAATATTGGTGATGATGTTTTGATTCAGAGGGTATTAAGCCAAATTTTTAATGTCACAGGAATTTCAAGTGGAAACATGCAAATTGCAAGTACATTGAACCCCACAGATAGTCCAGTTTATGGAAGTTCAAATATAACGATAGCAGAAAATCAACTTGCTATTTTTTCCTTAGATAGAACAGATGCAGAGGTTGTTTAATGCAAATAACAAATGTTGTCGAAAGAGCAATCGTTTTATTAGCAAGTCAATTCAGAAAAAGTTCTTCTACTGAAAATTTAAGCAACATGCAAAAGTTTGTTAAAGCTTTTGCCGAATCAATTCAAGACTTAGAAAATGCAAATTGGCAATTAAAAACAGAAAGGAATTTAGATAATTCTCAAGGGGTTCAATTAGATGGACTAGGACAAATTTTAGGTTTAGACAGAGAAGAAGATGAAAGCGATACAGATTATCGGGAAAGATTAAAATTTCAAATATTTATAAATCAAAGTCATGGAACACCAGAAGAACTTATTGCCATTTTGATTTTTATTACAAATGCTACAAAAGTTAGATATATCGAATTTTATCCAGCAGCATTTCAAATGATTACGAACGGACAAACCTTTCCAACTCCACCAGAAGAAATAATAACAGCAATACAAGATGCAAGCCCAGTAGGTGTCCAGTATTGCCCTGTAACTGCTACTTATGGTGTAAATGTTCCTTTTGTTTTTGCCGGAGATTTTGAATCGGAAAAACTAGTTATTACAGACCCGGCAAACCCTGAAAGTTTAACAAATTTAGAATTGGATACAGGGAATTTGCTTTATGTAAATCCACAGAAAAGCGTATCAAATTCAGAGGGAGGAGGATTTTCCGAGGCATTAGGAACTTATCCTACATATACTATAGATGAAACAGGAGCCGGGCAATTTTGTGAAGTTATACAATATAATGGAAACTTACCGCCTACAAGTTAAAATAGGAGAAAAATAAATGGTTTCAAAACCAAGTACTCTTCCAAAGTGGGCAGATACAGACGTTATCGACCCCGTAAGCGGTCAATATAATGTCGTTGAACCACCACCCGAAAAACAAACAAACGGTTGGGATAGGTTAGAATATCCACCCAGAAATTGGTTCAATTGGCTTGGGCGTTATACTTATCGTTGGTTGAATTGGCTAAAACAACAAGAAGAACAAGCAGTGGTAACAGATGGAAACGGCAGCGGACTTTTTGTAACTGATAATGCTTTGATAACGTTGCACGCCGTTGACTCAACAACTCCAGCAAATTATATTTATTGTGTTGGGTATAAAGGAAGCGGAGTTGCGCCAAGTTTAACCGTAGTTTCTTCAAATATTTTAACTTTAGGAGCGGGAACTATTTCAGGTGATCAACCCATATCAGGCGGAACGGCAGCGAATTTAATTGTTTGGGGACAAAGTAAAATTATTGCTTAAGGAGAAAAAATATGAGTTATCCAACTATTCCGGATTTACCCGTTGCAAGTTCTGTTAATGATTCTGATCAACTTTTAGTAAGGCAACCGGCCGGCGGGGCGGGAACTGATAAAAGCGCAACGGTTGCTTTAATTAGAAATCTTAATATTGCAGGGCTACCCGCAGCCCCGGCAACTCCAAGCCCAGCAGATTTATTAATATTTTCTCAAGGAGGAACAAATTATCAACTTAGATTTGATCAAGTAGGATTTGTTCAAGGAGTTAAGATGTGGTTTTTTCATAATCTTTATACTGAAGTTTCCGGATGGAGTTTGTTTTCGTCAGGAGACACTCTTTTAGCGGTTAAAGGAGGTTCAACGTATACAGTTGGAGGAGTAGAAAAAGGAAGTTGGCAACAAGAAGATCATATACTTACAATAAATGAAATGCCGGCGCATTCTCACAATAGAGAATCTTCTAGCGATACAGTTTCACATATCGGAACCGAATATTATCGAAGCGGTGACCCTTTTCATTCAAAAGGGTTTTTTCCTTCCAGTATTACCGGTGGTTCTCAAGGTCATAATCATGGTTCAACTTGGAGGCCAAAAGCAAGCGTAGGAATTATTTTGGAGAAAAATTAATGGAAGATACCAATTGCGGAGAAAATTGCGCATTTTTTAAAAGTGGTTTTTGCTTAAATGAAAAGGAATGTCCAAATTACACGGAAACCATATGGGAAGAAGCAGCAACGGGAAAAACTAAAGTTGTTAAAGATTGTGCGCCAAAACGAACCATGATGGAACAACAAAGAGCAATCAATTCAATAACTGCTATGCATGGAGCATTTCAAAAACTTAAAGAAAAAGTAGAATCATTAGAAACAATGCTTTTTCAAATTATAAATGCAAGCAAAAAGTTTTTACAAGAACAAGAAGAAATCAAACAAATTGAGAAAAAAAATGAAGATTAATTTTATTTTTGTGGCTTTACTTCTTCAATCATGTTGCACTCTAAGCATGAACAATATTATTACTCAAGGAAGTGCAGAAGATTTAATAGATGAACAGCAAACGCAAGATCAAAAACCAAGTTTTGAAGCAACTATTCCTGTTAAATGATTAAAAACATTTTTAACGAATATAAGAATAAAGCTTTCATTTTTATTGTTCTTGCTATCATTTCTTATGTTAGTATGATTTTTCTAGGTTATGATAATCCCATTGAACAATTTTCGGAAGCTTTAATAAAAATTGGCGGAGGAGCTGAAATTGATTTCAGCCCCCCTGAATTAGAGAAGGAATTTCCTATTCAGAATCAACCCAACGTTGAAAGCTCGAAAGAAATCGTTCCTCATTCTGAAGAGCAAAATTTATAATTTCTTCTCTTGATTTTTCGCTTGTTTCCGATATTTCGGAAATATATTTAGATTTTTCGTTTTCTTCATTCAAATGATGTTTTTCAACGAAAGATTTAAATTCTTCAGTTTCCGAAAAATGCTTTTGTTTTACAGATTCTTCAATAGGCTTAATTTCTTGACAATCTAACAATTCTTCTTGTGTATAGGCTTGCATTAAAACGTCAGGCATAAATTTTCTAGCACCACCAGAAAGACAGCGATTAAAAAGCATATCTCTTTTATTGTTACGCCAATTATCTTTTCCTAAAAGTTTAGCGTTTTGTGCGTCTTGAATTGTATAAGAATATTCAAATGTTGAACCTTCTCCTTTCCTATCTCCTCTAACGAATCTTATTTTGCATTCTTGCTCATTCAAGGTTAATATGTCCGCTCTATGACCTTTGCTAACGATTAAGAAATTCATTAGTTGAGTTGACATAGTGACTTTTCCGTCAAAAGTCCATAAACCGCCATTTAAAGACATCATAGCAGGAATGCCCAATTCTTTAGCGGTTAATAAAATCGCAAGAACACCGCCCGCCCCTAGTTTTTTATAAAAGGGACAATCGCCTAAAATTTTGGATAAATTTATATAGTCTTGAACAGTTGCGTTTTCTAAAAAGTTATTTGTTACAATTGCTTTATTTTCCATATGTTGCCTAAGTTTTGATTTTCATAGTTGTTTTTTGTTTTTCAAAAATTCTAATTCCTGAAATTGTTCGCACACCTAGTTTAACAGCTTCTTTAATTTTTTTCTCATTAATTGTTAAATATTCGAGAGGAATTTTTTCAAAGTTTTCAATTTCAAAAACCCATTCATTTTTTTGATTTAATGTTCCGTCTTCAACTTCTAAAATTAAATTTGCAAAAGAAACATTAAAAGGGGCTTGTGCTTCAAGCCAAACATCTAGTTTTTCCTGAAGGTTATTTTCAATGCTTTCAAGCTTTTCAGTATATTTTTTTGCTAGAGCATTAATCACCCTTTGAAAATTCAGATGTGGTTTGATTATTTT